TTATTACATATGCAAGTAAAATGTGATTTTCTCATCATCATTAAACTTTGATAAGTATTCTTTTAATTCTGATACTGTCATTAGTTTGCCTCCTCGAATTGATAGTTTACATATAACCATTGATAGTTATCATCTTCAACTTCGCCATTACAAATGTATTCTTGAGCAATGGCATCAGCATCTTGATACTGTTCATTATCTCTCAAGTGTGTAAATCTCTCAACATGATAGGCGCTGAGAATATCTACGTTTTGTTCTAAACTAAAATTCATTATTCTGCCTCCTCTGGTATGTCAAAGTCAATAGCAATTTGTGTCCATAACTCACTATCCCAACTCGCCATTTCTTCAAATACTGAATCAATTCCAGTATCTTGACGTATATTCTCAAAGTCAATATGGGTTTGCTCTGAGATAATCTCTCTCATTTGATCTGGCGTAAGATTGTCAACATAATCATCAACAAATCTTCTTACAACTTTATCGTATTCTTTGATTGATAATGTCATTACGCTGCCTCCAAGTCAGATAGGAAGCACTCAACTGTCATCATTTCATAGTCAATGATGTCTGTCATAATAACAGCATAGTTGTTCATTGGTTGACATATTACAACGTGACCAGTTAAGTCATCATGTATTTTTGACTTGACGTTAGTACCAACTTTAATCATAATGAAATTTGTTTGTTATACTATTATTATAGTCATCACTGGCAATAAAACAACCAGCAGATGTGACACTAATTTAACTGTCATACTACTTTAACTGAATGTCATAATCTATAGACTTGATACACCAACCCGCTGCTGTTGTAATTTCCTCTATCAAATCATCTTCATTATCTGCCTCCCATACACCAAGCGTCAAGTCTCTTAGTTCAATTTCTTCATCAAATGTAAGATCAAATCCATTGGCATAGTCATCATCAAAATCAAATTCAATTTCTGTTACATTAAATTTCATAGTTACCACTCTGCCTTTGGTTGTTTTGCCCTTGCTGCCTGTAATTTCCTTTCATGCTCTACTTTTATATTCTCTAATATATCATGTACTTCAAATAAATCCTCGAAATCCTCTAACAATTCACTATCTTGATAGTCAACTGAAGTATTAACAATAGATTCTACTTTGCCATCAAGATACTCAAATAGAGTATCAAATTGTTCATCAGTTAATGTAATTGTTTTCATGGCAAATAAGTCTCCTTAGCGGCAAGAATGGAATCAAATAAATTATCAAATGTCTGTGGGTCAAAGTCATCACTCTCATTAAGGTAGTCAAGTATTTCTTCTTGCCTACACATGATATTATATAAATGGTCATACTGCCCTGTGGTTAGAGTAACAATATGTCTGGTTTTGTTTGATTTAGTTTTCATTTGCGAAATCCTCCCATAGAACTGAACCGCCGTAAAATGTTTTGTCATAACCATACTTGATAACAAGTATATCTCTGACTCTCTCTCTATCGAGTGAGTCGCCATCGCCCCAAGTAAAATACTCATCATTACGTCTAGTTATCTCATGTAGATAATCATAAACAGCACCGAGTATGTCTATTTTATCAACTTGTTTGTCTGTATCGACATTGAATAGAGGATATAATGCCTCTTTTTTGTCGCCATAGAATGAATAGACATAATCAACAAATTCTGTTAACATATCGTTGAGTTTGGTAGATGATTGACCTGAGTTCATAGAAACCTCGTTTGATATACTTCATTATAATCGGTGGATATGAGAAATCCACCGATAGTGTGCCACTTTTTAAAGTGGTTTTATGCTACTGAATAAACTGTTTTCCAAGTCTTAGAATCCTCTACAACTGACATACGATTATACTTTTCACACATTTCAAGGCAAAGTAATTTTGCTTTCTTTAAACTATTTGTGTATAAATCGTCAGGAGCATCAGCACACCCAATAGTGTATTTAAAATGATTTCTAGGGTGGTTTGGTTCTAACATAAGTTGCTCTTGACCATATCTTTTTAATTGTTCAAGAGCATTTTCGAGTTGTTCAATTTGTGTCATTAATCCGCCCCCTTAAAAGTTTTGACTAAAGATATGCCCGTCAGTAGACTCTACATAATCATAGTCTAGGTTATCCCAACTTGCTTTCCAATCTATCTCTATCCAACTTGACATATTTCTAGGAACATCGCCGCAATCCTCTGCTATTTGTTGGGCAAACTCAGCACCACTTTCATAACAACCCATATAGGCGTCACGGCAACTTGATATGTCAGCAATATCAAAGTTGTCTAGGAATGATTAAACAACACCGATTCCAATATCATCTACCATATCGGCATACTCTTCAAAATATAATTTGAATTTTTCTTCTCCAAATCTTTCAACAAAAGCAACAAGTTCATCTTCGTCCCAACCGAATGTATTCTCTAGGAACTCTTCGATTTGAGTTTGTGTCTCTTCAGAATAGGAAGTGTAGAGTGGCATAAATCTCCTTTGGTGGTATGACTCTATATTATAATCGGTAGAGTTGAATAATCTACCTTTGATGTGACACTAATATTATTGGCACACCCATTTAATTTTTTTCTCTGTATTGAGTATGTCAAAACAAATCTCACATAAACAATCAGCATTCGGTAGAGCATCACGCCAATCATAATCCTCTTCTATGGGTTGATCCCAGTAGTAATAGAGGTCAGGTTGGTAATTATCTTGCTCTTTAGATTCTTCTAAAGTTCTATCAATATCATCAAAATTTCCACATGAATCACAATACGCCATAAATTTGCTCCATTGATTTATGACTCTATATTAGTTCATCAAATTCACAAATCAATAAAAGATAGACACTAATAAAACTGGCACACTAATATGTTGCCATGTTCGATTCCCATATTATTGTATCGTCATGTTTATTTTTTCTTCTTTTAATTAATTCTACTTCATGCCAATTTGATTCATAACAACATAGGCATACATGAATACGCTTATGTAGAAATGTAGTCAAGTCACATTGGGGGCGAGGTTTAGTAGCAATCTCGATAGAAATATATCTCGCAGGCGTTTGCCAACCTTTTTTCTGTTCAGATTTATCGGCAACAAAATATACCCAACCTTTATGGACTTGACCTAATTCTGTAGTCCATACTACATAGTCGTTGACTCGTGGATTATAACCAACGCTCATTCTGTAATGTCCAAGCGGTTACGTCTCGTAGTCTCTCAACTACAGTAGCATCAGGTGTCCACCCTAACTCTCTCATCTTGTTACCATCAAGTGCATAACGTAAGTCATGGCCAGGTCTTGATGAATGAAAGTCAACCATTTCATAGTTCAATTTCTTATCTTGTGCTTGAGCAATTATCTGGGCAAGTTTTAGATTATCTAACTCTTCAGCACCTACAATATTAAACTTAGGGCATTTAGCATTGCCCCATGTTTTCTCAAACTTACCTTTGTAATTGAGTAGAAACAATACAGCACTTGCAACATCATTGGCGTGTATATAGTGTCTCGAGCCAGGCACAGTTCTCGTGCTATCACTATGGATAGTGACCTTCTCATTATCTCGTATCTTGCGGATACACATAGGTATAAACTTCTCAGGATGTTGTCTCTCGCCAAATACATTCATAGTGTGAGTTATATAAACTGGTAGTTGATATGTATTCTCGTAGGCAACTGCTAACTCTTCTCCGCCTGCCTTAGTTGCACTATATGGATTTGTAGAATTATATCTATCATTCTCCTCATACTTGATACCATCAGGAGCTGGCCCAAATACCTCATCAGTACTAAAATATAAAAATCTCTCTAAGTTATTAATTGACTTAGCAAACTCTAATATATTACAAGTTCCTACTACATTATCCATCACAAATTCCATTGGATAATCAATACTTCTATCAACATGAGAGCCAGCAGCAAGGTGTAGAATATAATCTACCTTACCAATCTCACGTCTTACGAGTGGATTTAATTCTGCTTTCAAATCATGCCAAACTACCTTGACTCTTTTTCTCTCATTCGGTGTACATTCATACTGTAGTATATCATTGAGACGATTGAGATTGCCACTATAATCAAGTCTATCAAGTGTAACTATATTCCAATCTGTTTGAGTTAGAATACGAGCAATCAAATGATGTGCTATAAATCCAGCACCACCAGTAATCAATGCAGTTTTCATTCGTTTGTTGTATCTTCTAAGATTTTAATAAAGAACCATTGATATGATTCATCATCGCCAAGTGAAAATTCCTCAAAGATAGCGTGTGCTTCATCATACATCTTTAAATCTACTAATTCAGTTAATCTTTGACAGTAGTAGTTTTCAATTAGTGTAATACACTCTTCTTTGGTTTTGTCCATGATTATGTATAATAAGATGCGAGAAACAAAAACGTGGACTTATAACAATTGGCCGAAGCGAGATGTACGCCAGTTTTGTTTCCCCACTATCATTATAGAGCATCTAAGTCAGAATGGCGAGCCCTTTGTTTAGGTTTATCAACTGTCACAGTTGGTGTATATTCGTAACCATATTTGTTAAGATAGTTTTCAAACTGGTCATCAGGCACTTTGCCTTCCCAATATTCCTTCTCAGTATAAACTCTTTTAGTTTCAATTAATTTCTCAGTTTCTATCTCATCACTCTCATCAGCATTTGTGTGATGTGTAACTTCTTTTAAAGTTTTAAGATAATCTAAAACGTGTTGTCTTATTTCCATAAGTTGTTCATAACAACCTTGATTATGAGCGCAACCACGCAAATCGTGGTCAGGTTTTAATACTGACTCTGTGAATAGAGATAATGCTCTATCATATTTGATAGCTGGTGTTTCTTCCCCAACTGAGGCTTGGTCTTTCATTGTAGTAAGATAGTAATTTTACTAATTGCTATTGTCGCTAGAAAACATAACATAATTACAACATCATATTGTTTATGTTTGATATAAAAGGGCATACAAATAACATCAGCAATAACGTGAATAATTGCACCATAGAGTGTTGATATATGTAGTATAACAAAATATGCAACAATAATCAAGCAAGAACCAGCGACTCGACCAGCAACTAATAAATTCATTTAATTAATTATTTACAATAGAGATTGCTGGTTCGCCTTTGTTGAATACAGTATCAACAACTGCTTCAACTTTGCGAGCAGTGCTAATTCCAACTTTGCTATAGACAGGTATGCAAACTAAACCAAACGTCTTTGTGGCGTCTCCTAGACGTATCACACGTCCAATAGTTTGACTAATACCTATGTAGTCCATACTTCTTAGAAATAGAACTGCTTCCAATCCATTGACATTGATACCCTCAGATAGAATACTATGATGTAGAACTACAAACTTTTTAGTTGTATCTCTACCCCAAGCATTAAGAGTATTAAAGAACTCTTCTCTATCTACCTTCTCGCCATCTACGATAGCGCCAGTTTTAGATGTGATGGTCAACCATGAATAACCACGATCTGCTAACTCTTCAATGAAATCTGTTTGAGATAATAGAGCAATGATTTGTTTAGTTGACTTAGCACATATCAATACTTTATTCTTACATAAATTATCGATAGAGTCAATCATCTGTTCACAATCACGATCAGCAACTAACTCATCTTTATGTAGTATTCTTGATTGATAAACTTCTACTTTAGGTGGTAATATGTAACCTTCTTTGACTAACTGTGGAGCAGGCACTTGACATATCACTTGGCCATATTCTGGCCAGTTCATACCCGCCTTGACAGGCGAACGACTATGTTTTGGTGTAGCAGTAAAGAAGTAACATCTTTTAGCAAGATGAGAGAAGTGTTCGGTAGCAGGGAAAAAGTTTTTCTGAACTGAATTATGCGCCTCATCAAAATAGATAGTATCAACTTCAATCTCTAGTGACTCTTGTATCTTATGTAATGAATGATATGTTGTAAAGATTAAGATATGATCTGTGCTGTTGTGATACCAATACTCAAGTTGGTCTGTCTTAGTTGTACTCTTGTGATGTGTCTCTCCACTATGAACATGAATAACCTCAACACCTTGATTGTAATGACCATCAAGATTCTGTTCTAGAAACTCAGATGATAGTTGATTAGCAAGTAGAATACGAGGAGCAACAACTACAACTGTCTTAGGTAAAGTATCCTGTTTGAATAGTTTTTTGACATCTTCAATCATGCACATAGTCTTACCACCACCAGTAGGAACAATGACTTGTCCTTTAGTATTGTTAGACATGGCGTTTACAGCGTCAAGTTGATGTGGTCTAAGAGTAAGAGTCATTCAAGTAATAATCGTATATACATTATTATACAAAAATGGGGCAGTATAGCAACCACCCCATGTGACAGTATTTCAACTGGTTAGATATTGTTTTTCATATTCTAATAGTTCTTCAGGCACGTCTAATATATTTGATTCGATTGGTTGAGCGTGTTTCCATTGAGTTTTATTCTCATCTTTCTTGTATAATGATATGTTTAAAGAGTTATACTTCATATGAGTGGGAACTAATACCTGATACTTATTATCTCGATTAGATGTAAGATCAGATAGTGCCTCATTCTCTCTCTGTGTGACTATAATTGTACGACATGAATACCAAAATATCTCTTCAAATGTCTCGTAGTCACTCAGATATTTCTCCTGATTATCCATAATCATACGACCAATAAACTGTGGCGATAGACAATGATCATGTACTGTTTTTGTTTTATTCAACTTATTATGAAAAGCATTTTCACTTATCATTCCAGTTGGATTTGGATTTCCACAATCAAAGACACCAATATAGTAATCTCGTGTGATGGCTCGATCCCAGTTAGGCGATGATCTCCATTTATGTGAGTTTGCTTTCAAATTGTTGAAAGTCTTTTCAGCGTAGACCTTCC